ATCACCGGCGGCGCGGGTGCGCCGATTCGTGGCGGCCGTTCGCAGTTTGCGGTTGTACGGCATCAAAAAGCCATGCGGCTTGAAAACGCCCTTGTTGCGTTTTGAAATTTCGGCGTGAACTTCACCTTCCAATCCTTCGGGGATTGCGCTTTCGCGGTTCTGCTCAACGCAGGAACGAAGAGCGCGGGCAAAGCTGTACTGGCTGATGTCGTCGTGCAGTTCATCCTCAGCGATGACCTTCACGTTAGCCCGCTGGAATGTTTTGGCCTCGGTCGTAAGCACGCGGACGGAAAATTCGCCCGGCGATTCCTCGCCCGCCTCGGCGGCGGCGGCCAGTTCATCAATCTTTTTGACGGATTCCGGGTGTTGAAAATCACGCTTGAACGCGGTGGCGATTTCGCGGATGCCGGTGATGCGTTTGCGTTCGTTGCCGGCGGCGAGCTTTCGCGCCTCGGCGACGGCGGCCTGGGATTGGGCGGTGGTAATCGTGCCGTTGCCATCGGCGGGTGCGGCGTCAAGTAAGGTTCTCATGCGATTTTTTTCTTTTGGCGTTAGCCGTTCCAAGAGTGCAATAAAGTTAACCGGTTCAGCTCCATTACCGGTGGCGGGGTGAGTTCGGCCTACGCCGACGCTGCCATCGGCGGGAATCGCCACGCTTGAAATCTCGTGCGCGCGCCAGGCAAATCGCTTCATGGGACGGCCATCCGTGTGGGTTCCGGTTGACAATGTTTTTGTCAGGTCGTAACCAAATGAAATATGTGGCCGCATCAATGAACGCATCTGGCCGCAACGCTCCAGGCCCAAGCCGTCCGAATCCATCTCAATGTCCGCGCGCCCTTTTTTGTCCGGGTCGATTTGCGCCTTCAAAATCACTCCGATGGGTGATTTGACATCGTGCTCGTCGAGCACCGCGCCGCGATTTTGCAACAGTGACAAATCCGCGTTGGCAATTTCGTGGTCAAGAATTTCATAGAATTCGGCCCCTTCGTCGTGATCGAATCCATCCCCGACGCGCAGCACCGGCGTCTCGCTGGAAAAAGCAACCCGTAAACAAAGGTCTGAGCCGTTGTCCTGAACTTGCGACGGAAAGTCGGTGGCGGCTACGCGAACGAAGCGAAATCGGATTTTATTTTGCGGCGCCATTTCCAAAAGTGTCGAAAAGTTAATTATTGACCGCCTTCATGCGGTTCGCCGTTGGCTCTAAATCGTCCGTGCGCTTCAATCGCCCGCAGCATCAATTCAATCGCCCGCAGCATCAATCCGGTGGCGTCATGCCCATTGCCGTTCGTGGCGGATTTTTTCAAAGTTTGCTTGCCGCCTTTTTTGGCGGGCGGCGACGGCGGTTGCGCGCCTTCCTCCGGGTTGGGAATGCCCTCACCTGGTTCTCCTTTTTGAATCGTCGGAGTCGTAGGGTCGGAACTTGAAAAATCCAGTCGATGCGCTTCATCAACTTTTTTGTCACTGGCGATTTCCGAATCAACCTGCTCCACGTCCCCGCCACGGTCGCTCTCGGCTATGATGCGCGAGCGGGACGTGAGACCGGCCTCGATGCGGAGAATGTCCGCCTGCGCGTCCTGCAATGGGTTGATGTAGCCCCACCGCTTTCCGTGAAAATGCGCGGCGCGGATAAGCTCATCCAGCCGGGAGATCGGCTGCTTGACCTTGCCGGACAGAATCGCGTATTTCAGCCAGACGGAAAAATGCGGGCGCACGAGATTTGTGATCAGGTGCTTTTGCAGTTTTTTGAACTGGTCGCGCTGCGCGGATTCGCCGAGTCGTCCGCTTGAAAAATTAACGCTCTCCAAATCGTTGCCCAAAAGATGATATGAAATTCCAACGCCACCAGCCACGGAACGAAGATTTTGTTTTGTAAAATTAGGATACGCCTCGACCGGATGTTTTGGGTCGTACTCTTTGAAGTCATACCCATCCGGCAGCTCATCAAAAGTTCCCGGCGAAGCCTGCATCTGTTTGCCGCCCTGTTCATCCTGCACGTCCCCGGCGTATTCGTCGCCGGTCTTTTCCTTCGTGAAAAATCCCATTTTACAAGCGGCGACAATCGCCGCCGTCATCTCGGCAATATCGTACTGGTCGAGGCGGTGAAGCCGCTGCACAATCGGCGCAAGTGACGACATGCCGATATATTGCTCCGGGCGCGTGCGAATGTTCCAAAGCGCGATTACGTCGACGGCGTCAACTCGCTCGCGGTATCTCGGCGAATTCGACCACGCGAACACGTCGCCCGGATGACGGGTCAACAGCCAATAAGCCACCGGCGCGTGGTATTCATCCATTTCAATCGAGAATTGAATTTCATTGCCGCTGCCGGTCGCCGGTCGATTCCAGTTGTAATCAAGGTGATCACTTTCCAAAACTTCAACCGCGTATCGAAATTCATTTTTTGGAAAATTCCGGTAATGGCGGATGATGATCCCGCCATCGCGGATGACCGCTGAAATCGCCTGCCAGTACATTTCCGACCGGCTGATGGTCCGGCGAATGGTGCAATTTTCCGGCAACGCCGCCTCTTTCCAGGCTTCCTCAATTTCCCGGTTCGTATCGGTTTCCTCAACGAACGCACCGTCCACAAGCTTTCCGACCTTCATTTCCAACCGAAACGGGTCATCACCAACCACATTGTTTTGGTGGGCGTTGATGATGGTCGTCACATACGGGTTGTCCCGCTCCAGCCGTCGCGCGCGGCTGCGCGTTGCCATGATGGAAACCAAAATTTCAGCGTTGCTGCTGGTGATCGAAATTGGGAAATCCTCATTTAGCCGGGAAGTGACGGCGGCGTCATACATGCGGACCTTTTGCCGTGGGACATGCCGGATGATGTCCGCGTCACCGGGCTTCACTCTTCTTGAATCGAGCAGACGCCCACCCGTCCGGGCCAGCGATGCCGGCAACGCGCGGACCTTCGGCTTCGACGCGTGGAAAAGTTCAAAATTAAATTTCACGTTCCTGGCCCTCGAAAGATTGAACCGGCTCCAAATCCGCGCGGATTCGGAAACGCAACGTTGATCCGGGTTGTGATGTTCCGGCCCGTGGGCTGTCCGTTCCGCGCCCGTTGCGCGGCTATTTCACCCTGCCGCTGCCGACGCATCGACCAATAAAAATTTGTCAACTGGTTTACCGGAATTCTTCGGATCATCGTTCCGTTGATTTCGGAATCCAAAACATCATTCGTCGCGCGGCCTGAAAGAACCGCTTCCAATTTTCGGACCATCGCCTGAGCGAAAGTTTCGGTTGATTGATCGCCCGGAGCGGTTTGCAAATCCGGCAGGATTTGAATTTCCGACGGATGATAAATTTCGTACCGTTCCCCGGTCGTTGCATTAGACGCATACCCGGCCATCTCGTAATCACCGGGTGGCCAACTCTCGGTCACGTTGCCGGCGACAAAAACAACCTGCCCCAGGGTTCCATCCGTCGCCGGCGCGGAAACAAATTCAATCGGAATTCCGGCCCCGCGTATTTCGTAGGTGATGACCCAGGCCGGCGCGGGATATAATCTGAAATTGCGCTGGAAATTTATTGTGTCCCCGCAGGTAATGGTGATCGGTTCGCGCCGTTCTGGTGTGATGGTGCCCATCAAGAGTGCGATAAAGTTTATCCCGGAAGGCGAAATCCAAATCCACCCACTCCGCCGATGCTCATGCGCAATCTCGGCCGTTTGCGCGGCGGAATCTCCGGTTTTGGTTTTTCAACGTCCGCCGCCGGCTTGATGACGTAATCGGTTTTTTGCTGGTCGCGTTCTTCTTTTGGAATCACTGAAGCCCGGACGCGGATCATGTTTGGTTTTAAAATATCATAGGCGGCGATATTGTAAACGCGCAGGTCCAATGCCTCGTTTCGCTCAAATTGTTTCACCCACTTCCTGCGCACGACCCCCATCTCAATGGTCTGCTGTAGTTTTTCCGAACACAGTTGTTTGAAATATTTCTCCGTGTAACCATTTCCGGTTGGAAAATGACAATAACGCGGGCCGGGATCATTTATTCGCAGACGGCTGAACAATGAATCCTTGGCCGTATCCGTTCCGACGCTGAACAGGAACATTGCGTAATGTTTATTTCTATTCGGCTGGACGAGCGGTGAATGCGGAGTCGAACTCCCTTTTACGGCGTAAAACCGGCGGCTCTGGCGCGCTTTGCAAAATAAATAAACCGCCTTTGTTTTGTGGCCGGCGTCAACCGCGCAACAGGTTATCCCAATTTGGACTCCTGATGGATGGTTGAATTTTTTTGATAAAACGTCATCCACGTTTTCCTGAATTGACGGCAGGTCGAAATCGCCCCAAACGACGTATTTCCCGACGCCCCAGGTTTCTTCCTCATCCCCCCATCCAAGCACTTCAATTTCAACGCGGTCGGATTGAATGTCGCAGGCGGCGGTCAGCAGACAGACATCATCGGGCATGTCCCCTCCATAATTTTCAGCCCGGTCCATTATCGGCGCCCATTCGACCTGCTCGGTCGATTCTTCCCACGTTTCATTGAGCCAGGTGTTTGTCCACACCTGATGAGTCGCCTTCCCACCGTGCTTTGCCGCAAGGAAGTTTTCGGCGAACTGATGATGAAAGTTTTTGTAAGCGCGTTTTTTGCCGATGGTCTGATAAAGCCCGGACAACAACCGTCCCCGGATGCCCCTGAATGGAGCGGTTGCCCGCCATTCGGCCCGCAGCTCTTTTCCGTCAACCACCACCGGCGGATTGTCGCGATGCCCGCTCGCAATGGCAGCGATGCGTTGCGGGTCCGTCCATGGCGCCGAACAGTGCTGGCAAATCAGGACCGCGTTTTCTGTGTCGCGGATTTCCTTTCCATCCCGTTCAAATGTGAATTTGAATTGCGACCATTGCAAATCCTGAAACCCTCCGCATTTCCAGCATGGCAGAAAATATTTCTGTTTGTCGCTACGTTCAATTCCTGCCTCGATGCGGGACAGTCCCTTGATCGTGCAGGTGGAGGATTTTAATTTTACCGCGTCAAAAAACGTTTCCGCGCGTTTGTCCGCAAGTGAAATCGGGTCACCCTCGGCCGTCGGCTGCATCGCGTCAATCTCATCGCAGATTACAACTTTTTTTGACCGTTGCCGCAAGCCGCTGGGAGAATTTGCGCCAACGGCCGTCAATCCGCCGCCTGGGAATTTCCGGTTCAGAGCGGTGCTTTCGCTGTCGCGCGCCCGGGGTTCCTGAAGTTTTCCGTCCAGCGCCGGCGTTTCGCGGGTCGTCGGTAAAAATTTATCCCGCATCCAAGCCCGCGTGCTGTCCAGCGTCGGATATACCACCAGGATTGAAGATGGAGCGTGTCCAATAAAATATTCGATGATGATGATGATGCAGAGGGTCTTTCCGATCTGGGACGCAATCATCCAGAATATTTCCGAGCTGGCCGGATCAAGCGGGTCATCCAACATTGCCTGCTGGTACGGCATTCGAGCGAGATGGAACTTGCCGGCTTCGGCGTTCCCCTCCGACGGCAGATACGCGTTAAGCTCGGACCATTCCGAGATTGACAGGGGATCAGGCGGATGCCACCCGGCAAGCACAAGCTCATGCAGCGTGGTCCGTGACGTTTTCATCTTCTTTTTTCGGAGAGAATTCAACCGGCTTGGAAAGCTCGACGAGAATATCGCGCACGATCCGGTCAACGGTTTTCCGCCCCGCCTCGTCGAGATTTAAAATGCTTTGCAGGTTATTCCCGAGCGAAAGCATTTTTTGCTTCACGGATTGCTGCATGTCCTCCAGCTCGGCGTGTGCGTCGGATATTGAAATAATCTCGCCGTCCTCCATCCGGTCCTTTCGCTCTTCCCGGTTCGCTTTGGCGGTCAACAACTTTAGGCCGGCTTTATCCTCATTGCGCCGCTTGTCGCTGATTAAAATCGCCTTGAAACAATGCGGCGCATGGTAGATTTTATCCCTGCCTTGAATTTCCGGCTTTAAATGCGCCAGCCGAATCGCCAGCGTAGCGCGGTCCAGTCCAGTCACCTTGAATAGCTGATTGATGGTCCATGCGATTTGCGGACCTTTTCCTGGCAGGCTCATTTATTTTTTCCCCATTGCAGTGTGCCGGTGGCTCCGGCGAAAATGCACGCCGAATTCGCGCTGAAACTTTGTCGCCAAAACACTAATCATTGGCTTGCTGACCCCGATTGATTTGCCGATTATTTTATAACTTTGGTTATTGAAGATTTCAGGCCGTACCACGGCGCACATGGCGACGAACCTGTTAAACGCAGCGCGCCCCCTGCGCGGGCGGCGCTCGCCAACCCAGCACCAGTTTAATATTTTGTTCAGCGCCTCGCCAAGCTCGTGAAATTTTTCGCCGTCTAATGATCTAATCTCAGCAACCGATATTTGAGATTCGTCGAGATGGTTTTCCGCGTACGACGAATCATCATTGCTGTCAAAGTAGTCCACGGGTTTTGGTGTAAAATAAAAAAAAGTTTCTGTCCAGCTATATTTTGCGGTTTTGGTCACCTGTACTCTGAAACA